AATCATTAATTAATCATTAGTTAATAAATTTAATATTGTAAATTAATTTTAATAATGTAATTTTACTAAAAACTATATAAAGAAATGAATGATAAATTTATAATATAATGACTGATTATGCTCTTACAATAACAAATAAAAAAATTTGGACTTTTTATAATGAAAATCCAAATTTAAGTTTTGAGACTATGAATATCATTTTTCATGATTTCATAGAAAAACTACTCGATGATACATCTAAGGTTTTCAATAATGCTTTAAGTTCTCAAATATTAAATTCGATAAACCAACAAAGTTACCAATTGAGTGATTTTAAAACACAACTCAATTCTATTAGCAATTCAATGACAAATTTGAATAACGATATCACAAATAATATCATTGTCAAGTTTATGGATATCAAGAAAGATTATATTGAAGATGTTAAGACCATTCTTGCTAACAATAGTAACGATAAAAGTGACAAAATAATATCACTTATTGAAAAAAATAATAATATACTTATCGATAAGACAACTCTTGTTATGAATGATGTTATACCAAAGACGCAAGAAAAATATTATGGTCAAATTGAGAAAGTATTGAGAACATTTCATAATACTATTTCAGAAGACACAAATTCGTTACTGAAATCTGTAAATAATGATTCTTTGAAAGATTTTATCAGCAATTTTGAAGTTAAATGTTCTAGTATGTTACAAAATGTACAACAACCTATTTATACATACATAGCATCGAGTGAAGAACGCATACAAAATAATTTGATTTCTATGAAAGATTCTACATCATCTACGCTTACAAAACAAGATACTATTATGAATGAATTATCTGACTATTTGAAGAAGTTTCGTAATTCAAGTTTCAAAGGTCAATTGGGTGAAAATCACTTAGAATCGTTACTTACTCTCATGTTTCCATGTGGTGAAATTATGAATACATCTGGACAACGTGCCTCTGGTGATTTTATTCTTAGAAGAGAGAACAAACCAACTATCATGTTTGAGAACAAAGCATATGATAGAAATGTAAATCCAGATGAAGTTAAGAAGTTTATTCGTGACAGTGAAGAATTGAACTGCCATGCTATTTTCCTTTCACAACACACAGGCATTACTTGTAAGCCAAATTACCACATAGATATCAACAAAGGTAATATTCTGGTTTATATTCATAATGTAGAATATTCAAAAGAGAAAATACAACTTGCTATTGACATAATTGAGAACCTTGAACCAAAATTAGAAGAATTATCATATGATGTTGATGAAAGTTCTATTAGTAAAGATGTTCTCGACGATATCAATCGCGAATTCCAAAATTTCATTACTCAAAAAGATGCTCTTGTCAATATTTCAAAAGACATACAAAAAAAATTATTATTACAAATCGATGAACTACGATTTCCTGCTTTAGAAAAATTTCTTTCTACAAAATACGCTACTACTAAAAAGAGCGGCTATAGTTGCCATTTGTGTAACAATTTTGACGCACCTACCAAAAAAAGTCTATCAGCCCACATACGTGGTTGTAGTAAGAAAAATACTTTTGTACCAACCAATATTTTTGTAAATACAAATAAATAAATATTTTACGTAATATTGAGAACATTCGATTTACAAAATCGTACTACAAAATCACAAAATCGTTAATTTGTAATTTATTTGTAAAAGTACAATTGTAAATTTGTAAATTACAAATGATAAATAATACTAATTTATCGAACCTTGTAACTCTATACGGTTCTCCTAGTTCTGGAAATTCTATTCCACAAATCACTGCGACTATCAATATTTTGTTACTGAAATAATTCTCTATTTAGAGAACAAATAAATATATTTTTATTTATATATGGAAAAATATATTCAAACTGATATTATTATTATAGGTGGTGGTATCGCCGGACTCTATGCTGCTTATAAAATCAAAAAAATGTCACCAAATAAGAATATTATTTTGTTAGAAAAAGAAAATGTTCTCGGTGGTCGTGCTAGTAACGAAATGTTTCATGGAACATCCGTTGTTACTGGCGCAGGTATCGGCAGAAAGAGAAAAGATAAATTATTATTGAAATTAATGCGAGAACTTGAAATACCTATTTATGAATTCGAAACCGGTCATCATTTTGCTACTACTTTTGATAATACATGTGATGTTAAAAAAGTATTCTTGAAACTCAAAAAAGAATTTCATAATAATATTGAGAACCGAAACAAAACTTTCAAAGAATATGCTACCTCTATTATCGGTTGCGATTTATATAATACATTCATTAAATGCGCTGGTTATACTGATTATGAAAACGAAGACGCATACGAAACTTTATACAATTATGGTTTTGACGATAACTATGAACAATGGACTGGGTTCTCAGTTCCATGGAAAAAATTAATGGAAATACTATCTTTGAAGATTGGTATTGAGAACATTCATCTTAATAATATTGTAACTAAAATCAATCGAAAATCGAATACTGAGATTTTTATTCATAGTAAGTCTGGTAATAAAAATGATATCTATTTATGTGAAAAAGTTATTATGGCTACTACCATTGAAAGTGTTTTGAAACTAATACCCAACGCCTCCTCTAAAAATAGTATTTATAATCAAATACATGGACAACCTTTTATACGATTGTACGGCAAGTTCTCGAAATCCTCTATTCCTATTATGAAAAAATATGTGCCAAATCTCACTGTTGTTCCCGGACCATTACAAAAAATCATACCAATGAATCCAGATGAAGGTATTTATATGATAGCATATAACGATAACAAAGCATCTCTATATATGAAAAAATTTTTACAAAATAATTCTGAAAATCGTTCTATGCTTTGTAGTATCCTTGAATTATCTCTTGGAATTAAACCGGGTTCTTTGAAATTAACATCTATGAAAGATTATTATTGGGATATTGGCACTCATTATTTTGAACCACTTCGAGAACCTTTCAAAAATAGAATGGAATTTTTACAAAAAGCACAAAATCCATATGAAAATATGATTGTTGTCGGCGAATTGTTAAGCACTAATCAAGGCTGGGTTGAGGGCTCTCTCGAAAGTGTTGAAAATGTTCTCAATAAAAAATGGATTTTGTAACCACAAATTTACAATTGTATATTGTTTTTGTTAACTGCAACAATCTAGACAATATAATATTTTTTTTTTATTTTTTTTTTTGGAATATTTTATGCGAACATGGTGTTAGTATCGCTATGTCCGAAAATGTTGATGTAAAATATATTCAACAAGCTAGTAACGAATTGAAACAAACCACGAATAATCTCAAGAGCGCTACTAATAATTTAAAATCCAAATTGGCATCTTTCAATATTATTTGTTAGGTATCTCCAAAAAATATGATATTTTTATAGTATATCATATTTATATATTTGTTATTTACAAATATTTTGTAAATTGAATATTTTGTAAATTGAATATTTTGTAAATTAAATAATTTATTTACAGCAACAACATAAAGTTTATATATTATATTTATTCAATGAATCAAATCTTTGTTTTTTTCTTTTTATTCGCCTTATCGAATGGCTTTGTTTTCCCAAAATATAAAAACATTAAATCTAGCTTGTATATGAATATGTATTCTAGAAAATATCCTATTTCTAGTTACAATGAACAATATCTCAAAAGACTTAATTCCAAAAATGCTACTCTACAAGCTAATGAAATTTTGAATAATGAAAACGAAGGGTTTTACAATCCATTAGATGACACAGATGATTCTGAATTATTACAACAATTAATGAATAATAATTCTACTGGAAAACATCGTTCTGGTGGAGTACGTATTATCATAAACAAGAGTGTTATTAATCAATTAGGTGCTGACTTACAAAATACGAACACTGCTAATGATGAAGAATCATCTGATTATTATGATTTCTACGGTAATCCTATGCGTTCATATGGAAAACGTGGTGGAGGCACATCAAGTAAGAACAAGAAATCTGAAAATTTCGAAGTTATTGAAAAATCTCCCATTGATTTTGATGATGTTGGTGGTTATAATAATATCAAAAATGAATTAAATCAATGTATCGATATTCTCTCTAATTATACTAAGTATGCGCCTTATAATGTTCGTGTTCCAAAAGGTCTTATTTTCGAAGGTCCTCCTGGTAATGGTAAAACATTATTAGCAAAAGCATTAGCAGGTGAAGCTAAAACTGGTTTTATTGCCGTTTCTGGTTCAGAATTTCAAGAAAAATATGTTGGTGTCGGGTCTAGTCGTATTCGAGAACTTTTTAAATTAGCCAAACAAAATATTCCTTGTGTTATATTTATTGATGAAATTGACGCACTCGGGCGCAAAAGGTCATCTGATGGTGATACATCTGGAAACGAACGCGATAGTACTTTGAATGAACTTTTAGTTGCGCTAGATGGTTTCAAAAATACATCGGGTATTTTTGTTATTGGTGCTACTAATCGCGCGGATTTATTAGATACAGCTCTTACTAGACCGGGACGTATTGACAAACGTATTTATATCGGTAATCCAGATAAGATTACTAGAAAAGCCATTTTGTCTATTCATTCCTCCGGCAAACCATATGATTCTACTATTGATATTGATAACTTAGTTGAAATCACTAATGGTTTTTCTGGTGCTCAAATCGAGAACCTTTTAAACGAAGCAATGTTGAACGCATTGAGAGAGGATAGAACTCAATTTAATCTTAATGATGTTGATGTTATTGTGAATAAAATGCTGGCTGGATGGCAACCATCTGAACATCAATTCACAACTGATATTATTGACCAAATTGCTATTCATGAATTAGGACACGCTATTGTTGGTATGTTATCTACACATCATGCTAAAATGACAAAAGTTATTATTAATTTATCGTCTCCTAATAGCCCTGCTTATACTGTTTTTGAATCATCTAGTAGTAATATTTTAACACGAGAAGCTTTGTTTGAACATCTCATGATTTTGTTATCTGGTAGAATAGCAGAGGAGATTTTTTACGGTGTATCCGTTACTACTGGTGCTATCAACGACTTTGAAGAAGCCCTCAAATTAGCCGAAAAAATGGTTTGTTATTATGGTATGGGTAAGAAAATTATTTACCCTAGTATGAGTGAAAAATACAAAGAGATTATTGATGAGGAAGTAGCAATACTTATCAATGACGCTTATGGTTACGCTGAATTTATTATTAGAAATTCAAAAGATTTGATTGAAGAAGGTTCTGATATTTTGAAACGCGACAAAATATTGACATATGATTCTTTATTAGAACTTATGAATTTGAAATATAAAAGTGTTTTGAATCTAAAAATATAAAGATTTATTCGTATGTATGTATATACAAATGTCATCTGAACAAGATAATATCACTATCGAAATTGAAGAAGTTGTTCCTGAACCTACCACCGAAGTTGTTCCCGAAGAACCTACCACTGAAGTTGTACCTGAACCTGTGGTATTACCACCCGAAAACACTGAATTTAATCCATATAAAATTAAACCATTCTATTTAGAATCATCAAATGGTTATGTAACTTATTTCAGATTTGCTCCACAATTATTTGTTCCATCTAAAGAAATTCAATTTACTGTTATTCTTATGAATAAATATTTTCATACAGTAGATGGTAATAATTATAAAATTTCGGGAGATGAATATGCTAATTGGGGTGGTGACGATGAATATATTATAAATCTATTAGCTCAAAAAGCAAATTTAACACGTATATCTGATGAAGAACACGCAAAAATTCTAGACGACTTATTCCCAAAAATACTATAAATATATTTGTTTAATATTATAATATTATATCTAAAAATATTATATTATATTATACTCATGAACTTTAGTAATTCTATTAACGTTTTACCTTATCCATTTTTACAGCAGCCAAAATATATTAATTATTTTAAATTTTCAGTTACTGAATTTATACCATTTACCAGTATCACTTTTAATTGTAACTTATTTACCGCAAATAATGATTATTTAGAGACTAGAATTATATGTATGAATGGCGATGATTACAAAAATTGGGGAAATGATGATAATTATCTTATTGAATTTTTATCTAACAAATTAGGTCTAACGTATAATCCTACACCTGTATCCGAACCTGTATCTGAACCTGTATCTGAACCAGTTGCTGACCCAGTATCCGAGCCAGTTGCCGAGCCAGTTGCCGAGCCAGTTGCCGAGCCTGTTGCCGAGCCAGTTGCCGAGCCAGTTGCCGAGCCAGTTGCCGAGCCAGTTGCCGAGCCAGTTGCCGAGCCAGTTGCCGAACCTGTTGCCGAACCTGTTGCCGATCCAACCACTGAATAAACTACAAATGTATGTTTTATAATTACAATTGTAAATTACAACACGATAAATGCTAATAAAATATATTTAGAATAATTATATCTTAATACACAAACTATCGAAGTTGTACCTACACCATTCACACCTCCTATTACACCTTTTCTCATTTAAAACGCCCATATTTTAATAAAAAATTGAATAATTATTAATAATAGAACTCTATATTCAAACAAGTATCAAAAATGAAACAACCAGAACCTTTATACAAATTATTAGATTGGATAGATATAAATAAACTTGAATGGTATTGTTTATCGGAAAGTTCAAATCCAAATGTTATTTCTTTGTTGGAAAAAAATCCTGATAAAATAGATTGGTTTAAATTATCACGAAATCCAACCCCAAATGCTATTACTTTGTTGGAAAAAAATATTGATAAAATAGATTGGCGGCGTTTGTCACAAAATCTAAACCCAAATGCTATTGTTTTATTGGAAAAAAATTTAGATAAATTAGATACTTATTGTTGGGAAATGTTGTCAAAAAATATAAATGCTACTGCTTTACTTGAAAAAAATCTTGATAAATTACATAGAAGTTGCTGGTCTTTGATATCAGAAAATCCAAATGCTATTGATTTATTAGAAAAAAATCCAGATAAAATTGATTGGTTTCATTTATCAAAAAATTCAAATCCGAATGCCCTTCATTTATTAGAAAAAAATCAAGACAAAATTAGTTGGTTTTGGTTATCAAAAAATCCAAATGCTATGCATATATTAGAAAAAAATCAACATAAATTAGATAGAACTTCTTGGTCTTTTATATCAGAAAATCCATCTATCTTTGAAATTGATTATAAAAAAATGAAAAAAAAAATGGTTGATATCTTTTGTGAGGAACTAATGATGGTTGCGTTACATCCAAAACGTATTTCGGCATGGTTAGACGCTGGATTTGAAGATTTTTAGTATAAATTTCATTTAAAATGGGCGTTTTAAATGAGAAAAGGTGTAAATATATTTCCGGATTCAAATATTCGGTTATGGATTTTGATGCTTTTCAACAAATTACATTCAATTGTAATTTATATACATGAGATAGTCAATATATTGATACTAAAATTGTCGAATTATCTGGCTGTGATTATTACGGTTGGGGTAATGATGATACATATCTTATTGATTTTCTAACTAGAAAATTAGGTTTGACCCCTGTACCTATTACATTGCCTCCATTAAATACATCATGTCCTCTTCCAGCACACGATATTAGTAACAATGACATTATATTTTATTATTTAAAACTCGATACTAATAATGAAGTTATTTTACCTAGTAATTTTTCAAGAGACGCTAGTAATGTCGTAATTGATGCTAGTGGAATTCCTATTGAATTTCAACATCTCAAATATGATTTTGATGGTCATCCTATCGTGTATAATTCTCTTGAATTAGACGCCAGTTATAATCCTATACTACCAGCAGGTTATACTACAGATTCAAATCAAACTATTCGTGACCCCAATGGAGAACATATTGTACTTGTCCATGATTATAATACACAATTCATATAATTATTGATTTACAAGTGTAAATTTGTAAATAAATTTCTAACATAATAAAAATGATTAATTGTTCTCGAATTATCCGTAAAAATATTCTCG